GCAACAGGTTGTCTAGTTATAGTAGATTCTATAATAGGTTCTCCAGTTGCTGAGCTGTAATTTACTACAAAAGTAAAAGCATAAGTTTGCAATGTTGCGTTTTGCGTACTATAAAATAAATAACTATTTAGTTTAACATTGTATGTACCATCTAAGTCGTCAACTAAACTAAAAGTGCTTGATACGTCGTTGCCTGCTACATCTACAACGCCTGTTAATTGTAATTGAGGTGGTGTTTGTGTGCCATCATAAACGATATTATTACCAAATTGGTCTACTATATTAAAATCAGCAGAAAGTATTTCACTGTTAACGGCTAAAGCCTCTGTAAATGTACTAGCATTAAAACCACTCAAAGCAACTCCGTCAGTTGTTCCTCCTAATATAGCTTGATTAAGTTGTGTTATTAAACCTTCACTTGTTGTTTCCCAGAATATATCTAATTCAGAGTCTACGCCGTCTGTTTCCATAACAGCCAGTTGAGGCATAGTAATAAAACCTAAGCTAGGTAAAGGATTAGTTGGTGAGAAAGTTAATATATCATCAGTAGTTGTGCCTTCTAAGTTGTTACTAAACGTTAGCTTCCAAACTCCTGAATTTCCAACGCTACCAGTAACAGTAGTCCCAGGTGGAACTCCGTTTCCACTTACTATTTGACCTATAAAAATACTGTTTGTTACGGCAGGATTACCACCAGCTGGAAACTGTGGCTGAACACTACTTATAGTTATATTTATTTGATCTAAAGCTCCAGCGCCTGTTTGACTAACGTCCACAACTGCTGTTGTTATAACAGCGGCAACTCCAATCTTTTTAGAAGGAGTGTTTAATCTAGCTATTAAAGGATTAGAAATAACATTGTAAAATTCTGAGCTAGCAACATAATTTGAAGTAGCTACACCGTCGAAAAGAGATGTATCTGTTCCTATTACACTAACTACAGGTGAAATATTACCAGGATAGTATTGTGTATTGTTTAAATTAACAACTAAGCTTGGAAGGTTTTCTACTCTACCATGTAAAGTTATACTACTTCTAAATTGTTTTTGCTCTGGTCCTACTAATGATAAATCTCTAGGAACTTTGTTTATATTATCTCCTATAAGAACACAATGTGATGTTTTACCTAGTTCTTTTGTGGGATCTTGAGGATAAGAAGCCATTATACCTGGTAGATAAACATTATAATATTCTTGTTCTTGTTGTTTTACAACTACTTTATAAGAGTACCAACCTAAAGGATTATAATCTAAACTGTCTGTGTTTCCATTATAAATACCTGTTGATGATCCTGATATCGGGCTGTTGAATAATAGTTTTAATGAATTACCTGGAAACGTATTTGCATCAACTTGGTTAGATAGATAACTTGAAAAAACTGTAGAACCTAAATATTGTTCATTGTTAAAGCTAGTAGAACTATCAGTTTCAGATAATATAACAGTTGAAGATCTTCCAAATTTATCTGATAATACTATACCAACTTGGTAATTTCTATTTTGTTTAAGTGATGAGTTAGGATATTCTATTTCGCTAGTAGTATAAGCTACAGCATTAGGAGATGTAAATGTTATAATAGAACCTAATGGGATAATCTCAGCAGTAGCTGCACTTAATTTTACGCCTGTTGAAACAAAATTAGCTACAACAGTACCGGTTGGTATTGCGCCTGCTACGTTAGAAGTTACAAGATAGCCATTTTGTATAACCCCTACAACAGTGTTTATATCTATAGCAGTAGCTCCACTGGCTGCTTGTGAACTAGGTGTAGTTGTTCCGCTACCTAAATTAAATGTAGACTTAGGACTAACAGCAACGTTGTAATCAATAGTAGAAGGTGGATTATGTTTGTCTATAAAGTTACCATAAACAATTCTATTGCTTATTACTTCTTGTGACAATGCTCTTACAGGTACTTTGTCGTATGTTCTTGTTGTCTCACTTGATGGTAAAACTTTATAAGGTTTTGTAGACTGGTATTCGTACTCATAAAGATTAGTAGCTGTTTTAGCTTGAACTCTGTTTATAGATACGCTTTCAATAATGTTTATAATATTAGACTCAGATTCTTTATATAAAATATCTATTTCTTCTACTTTTAAAACACTTTGCATTTTAGCAGATGTATAAGGTAAAGGTATTCTAAGTATTATTTTGTTTACCTTGTTTTCCATAAAACCTACGACAGTACTTCTGTACGTGTCTGCTTCATCTTCTATATCAAGAGGTGGACTTCCGTCAACAGTGTAATTATCAAGAGCGTTTAACTGGTTAAGCTTATACATGAAATAACCATCTTGCTTAGGTATAAAACATTCTTGAGTAAAAGGTGACATGATAGAGTATTGACCATCTATAAATTTATATCTATAAGCAAATCTTACAAATCTATCTCTTAGATAATCTTTGTCTCCATTATAATCTGCGTTATAGTATGGATTAAAACTAAATACAATTTCTTCGGTAGCAGCGTCTAAAGCAAAAGTTAAACTTCCACTAAGACCTATTGTCCAAAAAGTAGCTGCAGTGCTGGTTGTGCTTGAATAATTAACCGTTCGAGTTGTATCTGTAATAACACCTGTAGCTTTGTTTTTTTTAGCAACTGTAACTCCTGCAATACCACCTGCTCCACCTTGTGAATTAATTATGTCTCCTATAAAACCGGCTTTTAAAACCTGAAACGTTTGAGCACCACTAGCTGCATTTGCATTTAAAGCACCTAAACCTCCATTAGGATAAAACTCACTAACAACATCGTACATTGTAGTTTCATACTTATTAGCAATTGAAGACTCTTTGTAAAGTTGTATTGATTGATAAGGGTTATATTTAGCTACAGATATTTGATCTTCTATATTATAGTAATCAGGATCAGTACTAGGTTGAGAACCTGGGTTAGCTAAATCAACATTTATAACTCTAGGTTGATTTCTGTTATCTGTAAAATATAATAAGTTTTCTAGTATATTAACCCCTGTTATTGGAAAAGCTGTAGAAAAATTTAAAAACCTTCCAACAACTAAAACCGTAGCAGTATCATTTAAAGCATTATAAACAATTATGTTGTTTTTTGCTGCCGCCGGATAATCTAAAGTAGAAGATTTGTTGTTAGTTAGAAATACAAAAACTCTACTGTTTACTTCATCTACGCAATAGCCTATAGAAACAAAATCAGTAACGTTGGTTAATGCTCTAAAGTCACTAGCTACTGAATTACCTAAAACATTTTCTAAAGCTCCTACGTTAGCTCCTTCAGATCTACTAACCTGAGCGTTCATTGCGTTTCTGTATTCGTTAGCCTTTAAAAGTCGATCGTCAAGATCTTTATTCATTTTACCGGTAACAAAACTATTGGTTACTTTTGCCATTAAATTTTAGTGTTTAATCCATTTAGATTGACCTCTCATCACTTGAACTATTTCATCAAGCTTAATATTAGATAATCTTATTTTAGCGTTTCTAAGTGCTGCTCTTCTGTCTTTCTTGAATCTAGCAACCATACCTTCTGGAGTACCAGATCTATTTGCTAGTAAATTATAAGATATACTCATGTACATCGCCTCCTCTGCCATTTTAGGTACTCTAGTATCTAAGTCGTAAGCAAGACCATCTGAGATGTATTCTAGCACTATAAGTTTATTTGCTAAATTGCTAGAAAATGTAAATTTACCTTCTCTTTCGTTTATACCAAACCAACCATTTACGTTAGAGTATTGTGGGTCTAATCCATATAGTCTTCCCCAGTTCCAAGGACCAGATCCAAAATCATTACCATAAACATCGTAAGCTAAGTTATCAGAAATATTTAAAGCTTCATTGTTTAATAATCTATTAGCGTTTGTTTCTCTCCATCTTTCTACTGTTATCGATGTTCCTTCTAAATCTTCACCAAAATTATCTTGCGTAGGAATACCTTGACCATCTTGTAAGAGGTTTTCGTAAGGGTTTATAGTTATGTTATTATTAGGATATAAAGGTCTTTTAACTCCGTTTATGTCTATCCAAGATAAATGAACATAGTTAACATAGTCTTGCGGCATTACTAATGATAAACTTGCTGGTATAGTAAGCTCTTGTGATTTAATACTTTTTAAAGTGTCATAGCTAAACTCTTGTAGTGATCTTTTTGCAAAGAAAAGTACATCAGATTTTTTAGCATTTTGAATTATTTTACCATCTCCAACATAACCAACCATGTAATTATTTATGATGTCGTTTAGTTTTACGTATTGATAACCTGCATAATTTTCTTCAACAGCATCTCCTAAAGCTTGTTCAGGTATAGTATTAGCGTACTTTCCACCATCTAGTATTTTTAATTGTACAACTATAAATAAGTTATTAGCTGGATTTGCATTAAACGTTATAGCGTTATTAGCAACATTATATTGTAATAAGTATTCAGACCAACTACCAGGAAAACCAGTGGTGCTAGTGTATATTTTAAAGTTATTTAATGCGTAATTTTGATTAGCAGGATTCCATGAGTTAGCATCAGTAAAAACTAAATCAGTATTGAAAGTAGTTGTGATTGTTAACGCAGCTCCTGTTCCTCTAAAGCCTTGTGAGCCTTGATAGTACTGTTGATTTGTTTCTGTTATTAAACCCATGTTTTATTAAGATTTTTCGTTAGCTTCTACTTCTTGCACTTCAGCAGAGGCAGTTTGTATTATTGTTGGGTCATTTATTATAATGCCACAGTATTTTAATATATTCATTATTATATTTGTTTGCTCTGATGTATCTAGTTCAAAATTAGTAGAGCTAGCAGCATTAAATAAATATTGACCTAAACTACCAGTAGTAAAACCCCATACTGGAGAACTAGGTTTAAATATAACGTTGATGTTTAAAGCGTTTGGTTGTGGACTAACTTTTATAAGTACTGAGTTATTTGGTCCGGTTGAAGTTGTGCATAAAGGATATTGCACTGTAGGAGCTGTCAATGTAGATCTTGTGACTTTAGAGAAATCACTTTGACTAGCCAATTGAGTTATTGAATCATATTGAGGATTCGTTGTATTATATGTAGAAATTATTTCACCTAATTTGTATATTGTACCTGTGCCAGTATATTCCCATCCGAGAACCGCTGCGGCAGCATTATAAGTAAAACTTGCACTTCTTTCAAAAGGATATATCTTATAAGCAGAGTCTTTAAACATGTTAAAAAACTCAGTATCATTTTGTTGATTATTTTGATTGTATCTGTTTAATTGATTACCATCTGGAAAATATGAGTTATATATTTCTTCTTGCACTTGAACGGCAAGACTATTAAACTCGGCTGGAGTTACATAACCTCTTTGTTCTTTGTTTAATATGTACAAGACTGTTGTGTATACTGTGTTTATATTTACCATTTATATTTATTTTTATACTAATAAGGCGGCCGAAACCGCCTATATATAGTATCACTTGTTTTTATAGCTTTTTATCTATAGATTTATAAATTTCCACGCCTTCATCCGTTTTTAAGAATGCAGCAAATGCTGAGTAAGGGTTTTCATCAAATGGAACATTCATTAACTTTCTGTTATTTGTTCCCCAATGGAAAGTTCTTTGATCTCCAGATAAACTTATTATACCAGCTTCTCTAGCTTTTATTGCAAAATTTCTAAGCTGTACGTTTTCATCATTAGCTAAGCTAATAAACATACTTGCGTTATTTTTTGCAAATAATAATAAATCTCTTTTAATTTCTTTAGAGCTCATACTATTTACTTCAGAACCTTTTTCAACTCTTAATATTGCTTCAGCATGATCAATTTCTATTGCTCTAGCAGCATTCATAGCGTCAATTTGTAAATCTAAATCTTGCAATTCATCTATAGCTTCTTCAATAGCACTATACTCTTCGTATATTCTATTTTTTAAAGGATGATATATTGAAAGTAATTTTTGTAGATTTTGTAAATTTTTAGGAACTTTTAAAAAACCGTCTCTAAAAATAATATGACCCATTGTACATTCTCCTTTTTGTTCATCTACTAAAGGTGAATCTTGATTAGTAGCGTACTTTAATTCTCTTTGTTTACCTGATTTTTCATCAAAATATAAAAGAGCATGTTTCTTAGTATGCTTACCTGGAATTGTTAAAGTCAAAGGAGATTTATTTCCTTTTAAATAATAAACTCTATCTTTTATTTCCCAACTTGGTTTAGTTGGTTGTGGTGCTACTTTTGTAGCTACCGGTTGAGTTGCAACCTCAATAATTTCTGCTTTAGCTTGTTTAGCCATAATATAATATAATTAAATAGTTTATAAATAATAACCACCCTGCCCGAAGACAGGGATAATTATTAAGATTTGGATATTATAATCCTTGGAATAAAACGAAGTTGTTAGCAGCTTGCGTTACTAAACATCTTTCAGACAGGAAGTTAACCTGCATAGCATCCAGAGTTGAAGTCATTGCTCCTCCAGCTCCACCAGTTAACCATGATTTCATTCTTCTGTCGTCACCTTGAGAAGCTCTATATCTTACGTGTAAGAAAGGTCTTCTAATGTTAGTACCTAAGATTTGATCATAAACTGTAGACGTTCCAGCAGGAACTAATACACCTTCAATTGAATTAACTCCAACGATAGCACCACGAGTGGAAGCATCATTTAAGTATTTCCAATCAGTTTTATAAAAGTCATAAGAACCTCTTCTAAATCCTGAGAATCCAAGATTTAAAGCCATTTCTTCTGAATTTTCGAATAAACCGAAAGCAGTACCACCAGCGAAACCACCAGAGATAGAAGCTAACATATCGTCAAAATCAAGAGATGTTTGTCTCTGTAAGAATAACATGTTTTCTTCGA